CTACTTTGTGCCATCTCTTGTTTGTGAATTTGTGTCATCTGGATCTGCCTGTGAAAAAGAGTCTTTGCCACTCGGGGAGAAGTTACCGGGCAGTTCCCCGGTTCCTCCCTTGCCCTTGAGCACTTCAATAGCCTGCCGGATCACAGGTGGAATTGGTGCGCCCAGGTTGCCCCCATTTTCAATGATAGACAATAATTCATTCGCGATATAAAAAAAGGCGACCGCATCCCTGAACAAATGTCCGTCTCCCAGAACACCGTCCACCAGATGAGCCACCGATACCATTGCAAATATAAATACCTTTCGGGCGATACCGAACATGCCAACATTACTTTCCAACTTGCCAGTCATCCCTGCCGCCGCAATGCCTGTTAGGTAATCGAGGATGACGAAGACGAGTAACACACCTAGCACTCCTGACCAGCCGCCGAAGAAGTAGGTTACTGAGCTGCTCATGAGTGCAATTCCCCATTTCCATAGGGTGTCCCATCGTTCCATGGTTTCACCTCCTTAGGTTTATAAATACCAGCCTCAGTGGGCATAAAAATAGCGCTCCGATTTCGGGACACTTGTTACTCAGTAATCAGAAACTCCAAACCACTATCGGTCAGGATCTCTTTGACATCAGGTTGCAAAGTAGTGGGTACCGCTTTGTACTCGGTTTTACCCAAGATCACACGTTGAGCAAAAAACATAGCCATCATAATTGTGTCACCACCTTCCATGGTAGCCAACCTTGAAACGTTATATCACTGGTAAACCTGAGCGGCTATCTCCGCAATAACGTCTTCAATAAAGTCCGCACGTTCAGTCAAAGCTGCATTCTGTGCTTTCAGGAGAATGTTTTCCTGTTTGAGCTTATCCAACTCAGAAGGCTCTTCCGACTGCGGCTTGGTCAGCTCGTCAATCTCTTCCTGGCTCAGACCTTCTCTCCACAGGTCAGGAAACATTTCCTGCGGCCCATCCTCCAGTGCTTTCTGGTATGCCTCCCACCCCGCAATGTCAAAGCGTGGATGAAACAGGCCAGAAGGTACTGGCAGGCCGATCAAATAACCGACAATCTTCGGTTCCTGTTCTTCTTCCGGAGTTTCGGGCAGTTCTCCCTTCAGCTCAGGCAATTCGATCGGCGCATAAAAAGGGACGACACCAGAAAAGGCATCGTCCACCAACTCGTCCTCCAGATAGAGGCCATCTGTATTTACTTTAGGTACGGCTTTCATGTGATCCCTCCTTTATTGTTCGGCTAAGAATGATATGTTTATGGTTAGGTGTGTACTCTGCGTAGGGAAATTTGCTATTACATTCCCGCTTGCGTTCACATCCAAGTACGCAACGAAAGCATTTGTTCCAGACATAATAATTGACGGGATTCTGTTTGACATTTTAGGGCGGTATCCTGTAGGGAGAATAAACACTACCGTATTGGACACGCCACCAGTTATTATGCCGTTCACATGCACAAAACCCAAACTGTCCTTGTAGTACTGCGCTGGAAACGCCCCGTTACTGGATAACGTCCACCCGTTAAGTAACGTAGGCGTAATCCATGCCGGGACGTCCTTCTCGGCCTTTTTCGACTCAACAACGCTGATTCGTGCAGTAGCCTGTTGAACGTCCTGTACTAAGTTTGTAAGCAGTGCCTTTTCGTTCTCGGATACCGATCCAGTGAATGGAGCTATCGGTGACGTGTCCAGCATTAGGTACGTTACCGTGTATGCAGCCGAAACGTCGTATCCTTCAGGAACTTTCCGGGCTTTATAAGTCCCATACGCATACTGATCGGATATAAATTCCCATCCGTAGTCAAGTTGACTGTTTCGGTACATGGACAGTGGTTTAGACATTTTATTTTTCAAGGTTGTTCCTGATAAAGTTGTGTCATTGAATCGATAGTAACTGTTCGCAAGGACAGGCTTAATGCTCTCACGCAACACAATTCCCGTTCCTACTTCCACCTGATTACTGCCCTCAATTAACGTCAATTGTCCTTCTGACGTGATCGGTTCGACGACTGGCGTAGCAAGCTGGTAAAGGAGTTGGTATGGAGTCCAGTTCGGCGCTGGTGTTGTCGGGAGTATCTGCGTTGCCCCCGTAAAATCACCACCAGTTGAGCCATTCACTCCGTCAAAACGATAGCACCACGCCTTTATTTCCCCGCTTGCTCCGGTATATGTTGATGTACCCGCAGTATTCCAGTTGTACATTTTCCATCCCATGAAATACGCCTTAATCTCGTCGGCAGTCGGTGTATAGTTATCACCCCACCCACTATCACTAGTTGGAACACTTACCCCAATATAACCTCTAGTAGGGTCATTCCAATCCTGAATACTAAACTGATTTATGGTTACAGAAGGAGAACCGGGAGTAATAATCTCCCCGTTATATTTAGTCATAATGGGATATATACCTCTACTCCCTAGAGTAGCATCAAATGTAAACCGAACACACTTTCCGCCTGTGTATGAGTTGTAGTAGGAATACGTATTGGATTGATCTATAACTTCTTTCTTCCATTTTGTATATACAAAATATCTACCCTCTCGTTCAAATACCTGATCAGCGTTTTCTCCACTGGATGGATCAGCATGTAATTCCGTTTGCAAACTTAGTAAGGAATTTTCATTAACTTTAAACTGGCTAGCTGTATCTCCAATATTAAGCATTATATTACTAAATTCAAAAACGCCTGATTTATCCTCATTAATATATGCTTCAATTAATATATATTGGCAATCTTCGGGCGTTTTGAATGGGCCATTAACCACATCTATTGCAAGACTCGCTGGAAAATTCACACCATCAACTGAAAACCATATCTTCAACGCAGATTGAGAACCATTATTCAAGTGATAATAAGTGTTTGGTAGCGCAGACAGTGCTTTTGAAGAAGAAGACTCAGCAAAGCCAGTTGTTGTCTTGCTATGTGTCAAACTATAAGGTCCAGTGATTTTTGCATTAGTGTGAATCCTCTGCCACTCATAAAATGGTGGAAGTAGATTTTCACCATATCGAATAACATAAGGATTGGTCACAGATGATATGCTGTTCACATAAGGATAACTAGAAGCAATCATTTCATTGCTCATTCTAGTAATATTGTTTAACTGCACGGTGTCAATTTCATATAATCGGATCGAATCGAAAGCAATATTTCCTGTTAAATTTTTTACTCCACAATAAATGCCGGTAGCTAACTCCGTTCCATCAGCCTGAAAGGAAACAAAACTTAATGATTTTGCTATAGAACTAACTCTGCTTCCTTCATGATAACTACCATCTCCTTTACGAACAGCAATAAATGCTGCCATACCAACGTTACTAGTGCTTAAATCTGCAATTGCAATATAATATTTGCCCGCTGCCAATTTAGTAGGAATCATAAAAGACCTTGAGGTCCCAGTATTTTCTGAATCCCATGTTGCTCTAATTCCGGCAATCCCTTCCGTACGATCTGTAGTAGAGGTTACAAAACTGGTTGGTGATGCAGAACCATATATCAAACTAAATGGAGCAGTAGACTCACACCCACCATCACGCCCCAACAAATTCACGAGAGTCCGGCCCTTCAATCCTTCCAACTTAAACGCCGAGGCACGCTCAGCATGGACAATCTGCAATCCAGGCTCCAACGTAACGGATCTCCGCTTCTCCGTATCCAACCGTTCTTGAATACTACTCACCTGTGCCGCGGTTTCCTCAGCTTTTTCTTCGACTTTCCCCACACCCTCATCAACCTTCTCCCAGTTCTGATCCAAATATTTATCCAGATCAAAATAGGTCGTCGATGGCGAGGAACGGTCAATCTTATTCAAACCCAAATTCGGTGTTTTTGGTTCATTCATTTAAGCTCCACCTCCTGCAAATTTATCCTGTCGGGTCTGTTCGATCTCCTCCAGCGTCATGCTTTCAACTTCCGCAATCGTCAAATACCGTAGACGATACTCCACGGTCATATGTGTTGGTTTAATATCCTCAATTGCTGCTTTCAGATCGTCCAGATTGGGTGGCAAGCCCCATGTGTCGATGAAGCGGATTCGGATCAGATATTCCTCGGGCGAAACGGATACATCAATCCCGCCGCTCTCATAAGCCTGGGCCACGTTCTTAAGCATCGACCCGGAAACTTTGCCACTGCCGCGCATTTTGGAAATGATCACCGATCTCCGCTGGTCGTCCGGCTTGGCTTGATTCGTCGGAATTTGCAGATCCCGCTCATACCGATCCAATGCCCATGTCGCAGACTCCGGGTAAAACTGATCCAACACGCCATCCAATCCCTGAACTAGCCTGTCCAACTCCTGGCCTTCCGTCTGCGTGAGCAATTGCATTTCCAGCACATTCTCATACAACGGGGGCAAAAGAGTCATTAATACCTCTGCTTTACTCATGTCACCTTCACCGCCCCAAGAACAGCTACTGCGCCGGGTGCGATCTCCAGATTAGACATGCCGCCATTCACCAGCAGATCGCTATAATCAATCACGGGCGGAATGTCCAGAATGACATTAGCAATGCGTGTCCAACGGACAAGCGGATCAGCAAACGCCAGCTCTTTCAGATAGGCTGTAACACCCTTTTCAATTAGCGTTTTTACACCCTCATACGTAGAACCTGATGCAAGCGTGACCTGCACCTCAATATGAATGGGCACTTCCTCCGCACCCACCACTGTGACCACAGGTCCGATCGGAGCAGCGCCTTCGCCCATCCCATCCTGGGTTGGATCGATATAATTCTGCACTGCTTCAATCACTGCCTCAGCGGGTGCGTGCATTTCATTATTTAACAGCGCCACTTTTACCGTGCCCGGACCATCCCACAGCGGAAAAGCCTTCGCTTTACCTACTCCAGAGTTTTCTCGTGACCACAATTCATATTGATATTTGTTCGCACTTGTTATCGGACGGGATACTTTATCCTGATAGCGATCATATAACGCCTGATCCGTTTCCTCGTCCTCACCAGGAACAAGCAACTGTGTCAGTTCGGCTGTCGTCAGCCCAGCTATATAATCGATGGGCAGCAGCGTCCCTGTATATTCATTGCCTACAGCTCCCGCGACTTCACACTCCAGCACATATTGCCCCGCCGCTATTCGTTCCACAGTCAGATACACCCGGTCTCCTGTAGAAAAACGACTCTCCAAAGGAATCTCAACGGGTTTGCCTCCAGTATCTTTGAAGCTACCGACCCAACGTGCCTTAGTTGCCACTTTCCGCGTAATTCCTGACCAGGCCACTGCCCGATCAAGATACTCCCCGGAAGCTGTGTCCGCAAACTTCAGATTGGCGTTCACATCCAGCTCAATATACATCTGAGCCATTTCCACAGCAGCTGGCGCAAGCGCATCATAGATAATGCTGCCTTCACGCTTATCCACACCATCTGGCACCTTGTCCAGCATTCGATTCAAAATGACTTCAAACGTCTGCTCCTCATACATTCATGTTCACCTCCGTCTCTTGCCTGAAGCTGCCAAAATCCGTTTCAACGGTAAAAGATACCCGTACCCCATCTGCCTCGTGGACAAAATCGAACTCGGTTACATCCGAAATGCGATCATCCAGAAGCAACGCTTCGCGAATCCAGCGTTCCAGTTCCGATTCCACCATGGATCTCCCAGCCATTCCTTCCCAAGACCATTCCATGCCGTAATCCGAAGAATAGATTAGGTGCTCGTAGCGGCGTGTGGACAACGCTTTATACACCGCCTGTTTTACCGCATCTTTTCCATCCAGTTGCAGTCTTCCAATTCGCTGACCAGAAGCTTGGAACACATACGTCAGGCTTGGAAGAACAGCCACTTCTTCCTGATCTTCTGCGCTAATCTGCGCCCCCTGTGGAATCATGGATTCACCAGCCGATCCAGCACAACAAAGCTGTCCCCACCTTGAACACGTAACAACAAGACATGGTCACCCACTGTCCAAGCTTTGTTCGCTACGGATTCCGGCAGTACCAGAAAAGGCTCAGCCAATGCCAGCCGTTGTTCAACGCTAACCTCCAGAGGCTGTGTATTAGTCACGGTTCCGTACATTACCTGAACGGGAGACTTGGCATCTACAGCGGCCACCGCCGCCTTTTTAATCACGTCCAGCATCATTTATCGTTACACCACCTTCAAATCCAGTGACATCGTGTGCACGCCCCCCTGTACCTTGTGCGTACACTCATCCACCAGAAAATATTGATTTATCTTCAGTTCCTCAATCTGGATGTTGACATAACTGCCCGCCCTCACCTTGAAATCGCCGAGTGCATCCACTTTCAACGTCTGCGTCTCGCGGTTACGGAGCGTCATCAGGGTCTTCAGCATGGCATCAATCTGGCCTTCATTCAGGCCATCGTCCGCTTTTTGGTACAAAAAAAGCAGCCCCCATTGACGGATGCTGCCTGAGTCCTGATGAACAAACGTTTCTCTTTTTCCCGTATCCTTGTTATCCCGATACAGCTTGATCTTATTATACGTCTGGTCGTCAATCGACCGCGTATAGCTGTAATCCGTAAGCAGACTGTTATCCCCAATGACAAAGCCGTAAGGCATCTCTTCCACATCCCGAAGCACAAGCTTGCCGAAATCATCGTAGAAGATGTAGTTTTTGCCGCCATAGATCAGCGTCCGGTCCAACGCCTCACAGATCATATCGATCAGTTTTTTATTATCAAACAACATACGAGGAATAACATATTTCGGCTGGATCAGATCGCCCATCTTCAACTGAAAGTCAGTGGCAATTCGTTTGATCACATCCGTAGCGGTTGCGTTAACAAACTTGTACGTCTGATTCGCGGTTAGATAACGAGTCTGGTCATAAGCCTTGATTTTGACACTTTCGTCCTTGCTGCTATCCACCGAGAAGATGTATCCGTAAAATATGCCTACCTCGTTGCTGGTATATTTCACGACATATCCATTCTCATATGTGAATTTCGTATTCTGGTACAGACTGCCCTTGATCAACGTGAATTCCAGAGAGGAAGGCTTGCCGATGCGGGAGGTTTTGTACGTAATGTCGCTGGCAATCTCGCTTATGTCCCAGATGTTGCCCTGCTTGTCATCGATCCATAACCGCTCCTTCATGTTCCCCTGCTTATCGTCCAAACTTATCTGCTGCTGCATGTCCCCTCTCCTTTCACGGAAGCTTGATCACAAGTCCAATCGGTAGCTTCTTCAGTTGTGCATCCTTGATGCTATTCAGCTTCTGCAATTCTTTCCAGCGAGATCCATCTCCCAAATGGGCTTTAGCTAAAGACCACAAGGAGTCTCCAGCTTTGAGTGTGACGGTCTTGGGCTGGATTTTTTCATTGGGCCGTGAGGCTTTGGTTTTTGTTTTTGAAGCAGCAGTATCCTTGCTGTCCTTGAGTGGCACTACTTTTTTGGCGGCATAGAAAATGAACTGCTTCAGCTTGATATCATACTGGATATCGCCCACCGTACCCGCTGTCTCCTTCCAGTCAAAGCTTTCAATGGAGACAGCCATATTAATCGTGTATCGGGCGCTTGAAAAGAACAGTCTGACGGGTCTGCCTGTTTGCATCCAGCGAATAATCTTTTTCACATATTCATACGGATCACTGTAATACTCCTTCTGTACTGCCGGATGACTAGCATCGTAATTCAGATGATACGGACTGTAGTCCGCCGGAAAAATCCCGCTGAAACTGACTTCACGCAGCTTGGGTGACTTGATCACGTTAATCTCACCTAGCGCGCTAACATTGAACGTACTGCCATCCCCCGCATCCGAGAACTCGATGCTCTCTGGTGTCACCGGGAAATACATGTATTCGGATCGGTTATTGAAACTCAATTGAATGTAATATTCCATCTAACCGTACACCCCCTGGGCGCTGGAGACGATTTGACTGTTCAGTCCATCGGTGATTTTGCTGATAATGCTGTCAACGTCATGTCCACTGTTAATATCTCCTGTGGTGACCTGAACGGTTGGTGTCAGACTGACAAATCGCTGAATAGCCTGCATCTCTGCAAGCTCACGCATCAGTTTGAGATCCTCGCTCGTCACATCCACTGTGCCTTCTATGCCAGCAATTTGGTCCACTTGCCCCACGTTGTTGATCTTGTTGATGTTGCTCATGTTATTGGGGACGACTGCGGGAGCAGGAATTGTTGGCGTGGATGGCATGGATGGCATGGAAGGTGCTTGGGGTATTAAATCCTTGCCAAAATTGCCTGGTAATTCTCCTGAAATACTCGAAAATTTATCTTTTGTTGTATCCACCAAACCTTGCCCCTGATCCCAACCCGCATCGAATGCATCTTTATAATCTGCTGAGGCATCCATTCTCCACAGTTTCACAACATCCTTTTCGCTCTCAGGTGTGCTTGCTTCAAGATCATCCATCAGGCTTTTTATCTTATTGCTCATCGAATGAACATTTGAATCTGTAAGCAGATCAATACCTCCCCAATTTGTACCAAAAATCTTATTTAGGTAAGGTATCACTTTGTTTATGCCTTCTATGATCCAGTTGATCTGATCTTTGAAACCACCTGCGAAATCCTCAATTCCCTTCGTGATGTTGAATAGGATCTGTAGCACAATGAGTCCCATGTCAACAAACAGCTTTTTGAATGCATAGACCGGATCAATGAATAAATTAATGAAAAATTCAGCCCAGGACATTACATAATTAAGAATCGATGCAAAAATCGATCTCATGTGTTCATATACCATATAAAAATAACCGATTATCGTCCCAACCATATCTCCGGCTGTAACTCCGCATAATTGCAAAATATAAATGAGTAGTGCAATTGCAGCAATAACAAGCAACACAGGCCAATTAGCTACCAACCATGCCGCAGCGAGAGAATACACCTCAGCGATCACAATACCAAGTGAAATAATAATATTGTAAAGCAGCACCATAGCGATAGCAGTCAAAATAGGTGCAATAATATCCCAGTTTTCTTGCACGACTGTAGCAAAATTAATGAACCCATCCACGATAAACGCAACTACCTGAGCGATGATTGCAAATGCCCCACCAATCCATTCAATAAAAGCACTAAACTGGCCTGAGCTTATTGCTTCATTTAACCGATCAAGTACCGGAGACAAAACTTCCAACGCTTTCGTTCCGATTTCAGACAATATACCATTGAACTGGTTCACAAGAGCCGTCCATTTTTGCAATGGAGAATCAAGCATAGTATCAAAGGCCTGTTGTGTGTATCCCTGCATTTCAAGAACCGTCTGCAATCCTTGTATGAAGCCGTCAAGGTCTTTCGTTTGAATAAATTCACCCAAGCCAGCTCCATTCAATGCAATTTCCGGAATGTTAAATTGACTTGCCAAATCTGAGTTTTTTCCATTCATGGCACTAACAATGGCCTTTGACGCATCGGATAAACCTTGTCCATCCGGTGATAACATGCTCAAACGTTGAGTCAGTTCATTTAACTGATCTACCTGACCTATATTCTGTGCCAAAGGCAAGAAGCCTAGAGAAGATTTCAGTGAATCATTAGTGTTCTGACCACTTTTAGAGGCTTGATCTCGAAACTTATTATAGATGCCTTCCCCGAGCACCGGATCTTCGGCAGCAACCATGTAACGATACTTGAAGTCTTCTTCCTCAGCAGCCGCTTTTAACACGACGCTTCCAGCCGACTTGATCATTTGCAGCCACTTGGAGAGCTTGTTCAAATTATCGCCCAAGGAATCGCTTGTATCATCAGCCGTATCCTCCAGCTTTTCCATCAGATTAATGGTTACATTCAGTTGCTGGTTTACTTGATTAAAGTGGTTGGATATGTTCGTCTGATTAAATTGATTCAAATTAATCCGGTTAATCTGGTTGAAATTATTCAAAATTTCGGTTGTTCTCACCTGGACCAGATTCAAGTTGTTGATCAGATTATTTACGGATGGAGGATTGATTACATCAATCCTTGTATCGGACATTGATTTCTCCCTCCTTTCCCTTTTATTTCTTCCGAGCGCGACTCTTGGACCGCTCTTTCTTCTCTTCTTCCACCCGAATGGAGATCATGGCATAGATGGCCGCTCGCTCGCGTATGGAGAAGGCCATTAGTTCATGCGGAAGAATATTCAATTCATGGAGAGCGTAATAAGCCAGATTGGCTTCCGAATCGCCCTCTTTAATTAGTTTTTTACGTCATCCACCAGTTCGTTCATATCCTGATTGAAGCCGTTCAGCTTCTGTACCTGTTCTCCGAGTGAAGCAAATTCGCCAGGCAACAGCATTTTCCGCAAAAGCGATTCTGCCCCCATCACGCCATACGAACGTTGAAGCTCCGCATTTTTCAGATCAGGGTACACCACGCTGGCACTCATCAGGCGAGCCATGTAATCGTTGGCATCGATGTCAGGTGTGTAAACACCGTTCTTACCTTTGATTTTGCGCGTTGCTGCTTTACGGCACTCCTGGTTCTCGTCCTCGGTCATGCTTCGTAGTTTCCAGGCAACCGGCACGCCTTTCTCATCCTTGAAACGGTTAGATACGATAAATTCCTCCGTTGTATCCGCCGCTGCATTTTGTGCAAAAAACATACTCAATCCACTCATGTATAATTCCTCCTCTAAAGTTAAGCTCCCCACCGCATGAAGCGGCGAAGAGCAAATGTAATATGCCTAAATGCTTAGATGATGCACGTGAAACTAATATGATAATAGTGTAGCTACGGGCAATTATGTGCAGCTTATCTTCAAGTGAAGAGAGAGTGCACCAAGATTTGGTATGCCAAATAGCCCGTAACACAGGCAAGTTGAACAGGTTTATTTTACTAACCCGCTTATAAGTCAAACTCGTTATACATGTATGGTTCGTATGCCCGTAACAACTTTATTACTTTGGCAGATTAAACGATACAGGCATATCGACATCTTCAAAAGTAAAGCTCACTTCTTCCTCCAGCGCCTCCGCTTCGGTATCCAGGGATGCCATGATCACACTGTCAAGGTTTACACCTTTGAGGGTTACGGTCTGTTTGCCAATGGTAGACGAAGGATCTTCGTTGGTCACTTCAATGTCGAAGTAAGTGTCCACACCATTTTGCATGTACTGAAGCATCAGCTCACGGAAACGGGACGTGGTATAAAAAATCGTCATGGAACCCGAACCAGACCAACCGGTTGCTTTGTGCTGTACGCCACGGCGGCCCAACGTTTTAACCTCTGCTTTTTGTTTCTCCACCGTTGCTTCGAGTGTCTTCACATAGAACATTTCTTCCGTCTGTCCATTAATCGTTGCGTATGCGCGGCCTTCCTGGCCGGAGATCGTATCGCTTGCTTTCAAAAATGCCATCTTAAACCACCTTCACTTTCATATATACTTTTTCAACGGAATCCACAGGTTGGACCTGAATCTCGATCAGAATACTGTCGGTTTCATTTCCCGGAGTAACTGTGATATCTGTTTTGGAATCAAAATTTTGAATCGCCCCGATATCCTGAAGCTGCTTCAGGTAGGTGACACATTGGGAACGGAACAGGCTGCGCCCATCTTCGTTGTTGTTTACTTTGCCGATATAATAGGACTCGAAAATCCGTTTCATATCGTTAGCGATCCCATCGAGAACACGCACCACACGGTTTTTAGCAAAATGACGCGCCTTATCAGGTGTAGTGGAACGGAATGTATTCAAGTCCTGCTCTACTACCGCGCGGTTGCTGCTCGCCGTAAACACAAACTCGCCATTGCGCAGTGCCGCTTCCGTCTCGCTATGTGTCAACCGTCCATTCACATCCACCGCATCGTCATAGGCACGGAACGTCAGGGATTCATTTAGATTGGCCCCGGCTGTGGCTCCGGCTGTCCATGCTACGGTTTGTTTTGGTGTAAGAATGGTACCGTCTGTGAGCACAACACCATTTTTAACACTAATCACCCCTTCATGATCCGCAGCCGGGTAATCCGACAACACCAGTTGTACCTTCTTGCCCTCAGTGTCGCGCAAACGTTTGATGTAAGCAGTGTAGACTGACTTGAGTGTGGCATCGTCTGAGATCAGACCGACCGTGTTAAAATCCAGCACCTCTAGCTTGGTGAGGAAATCCGCATGCTCCTGGTTGGTTGCTGTATCATCCTGTCCACCTATTAGTGGAAGTGCAGCAGTTGTTGTGAGCGTGCCTTCGCCACTGAAGGTAGCATATGCGTTAGATTCCAGCGCTTCAATGGTAGACGCGGTTTGTTTGTCTACTTCTTTACCCGCAAGCAGAGTTGAAACATCGAATTGGTCCGGTTCATTGATATTGGCTGAGATTACAACTGCCAGATCATTACCGCGCACACCGCCATGCTGTGCAGTTACGGTTAGCTTGTCCAGTGTTGCCTTGGCTTTGGTCCCAGCATTTAGTCGGTAAAGAAGCAATGTCTGCGCCCGTTTCAATGCCTCGCGGATCAGCAGCAATTGCGGTGCTGTCCAGTCATAGCCCAATTTAGCTTGAACATCTTCACCTGCCTGTACGGTCAGGATTGTGCCAGCTTGTCCCCAAGACAATGGAAGTGCCAATGCTACCGTTCCCCGCTCACCTACCGTACCCGGCAATGAGCCCTCTGATGCAAAATTCATATATACACCGGGGCGTACCTTGTTTTGAGTCGTCCATGTTCCTCCAGCCATTATTGTGCCTCCCCATTCATAAATTGTTGGATGTGTTGTTGTGCTTCTTCCAATGTGTAAGTCTCTTGTTCAAGCAGAACTGCCGCCAAAATGTCTTTCTCCACCCGGCTGAGTTGCCGGGATTCGGCGAACTGTGCTTTGCTGTATTTTTGGATGGTTGCCTTGTTGCTTTCCTGGCTCTTACGCTCCGATTCCTTTTTCGTGAACATCGCAAATGCGCCTCCTATTCCTTTCATATAAATCCCTCACTTAATCAGTTATTCTTTAGTAGCTTTAAGTGTGGTGGGTCGCTGTTCCAGTTGCTGCATGGTAGAGGTGGACTCCGACACTTTGGTCGTTCGCATCGTGTAATACACCAGCAGCTTGGGTATCTGCCCCCATGTTTTCCATCGCAATTCGGTAGCACGATACGGCGTCCCTTCTACTTCAATGGTCTCTAATGCTTCGAAGAGCCTGTCCGGTAAAGCGTCTGGAATGTTGCGTGCATCAAGCCAGCGAATTTCAAAAGTATGGAACTGCACGAAGCGATCACTGCGTTCCCTAGTAAGTTTGGCAGATAAAAGGCGGTAGGTAAGGCCTGGGCTGTCTGGAGCAGGTGTAGTGCCGCCATTTGCTGGGTGGACCGGGATGTGAGGGAAATGCTGTGTGAGCGTGTTTGCGATGGTTGTAGTTAGTTGGTTTGTGGTCATGGTTCACCTCCTTTTATGTTTTATAATCCATAAACACTCCAACCTACGGTAATATATTTTGGATTATACCCTACTTCATCCGTTATGCTAATTCTTAATGTGCGACTTGTAGTATTCCAACCTACAGAGATAGAGAAAGAAAATTTGGCACCAGAACCTCCCCAAAGTCCCTCGGAGCTAATCCAGCTTGATGGAAAAGTATTGGTTCTTGAATCAAATTTTAGAGAAGCTCCCGCTTTAAAACTTCCAGAATCATAACTATTTGAATTTCTATAAGATGTTTCAAGATTCACTGTGACAATCTTAGGAACGAAATCTAAAATAGTGCTAATAACTTCCTTACCGCTGTATCCTTGTTCATTATTAACAGCTATACCTGTGTTACCACTTATATTTTTAAAATCACTTGAAATCTGAGATATTTTTGTAGTCAAACTATCGAATGTATCGCTGCCTGATGCTGCTACTCCCTTGCCAGTAATGGCGGCAGCAATACTTGCTTTCCCGTTACTGACAGATTGAAAAAGGTCTTGGGTCCAAGCTGTCCAAGTTCCATTACTTTTAATTCGCATTCTGAATGATCCTGAACTAAATAAATCATATGCTTTCTGAATAACCCAACTATCAGAAGCCATTGCCTGTACTTCGATGTACCACCATGCACCACTCGCGGTTGTTGGTGCATTTGCGATATTCTCACCAACATAGAACCCTGCAGCGGCTAAATTATTGGCGTTCCCATTACTGACATTGATCGAAAGACCATTGTCTTCAGTCAACTTCCGCTTTTGCCACGGTACAGCTTGATCAATAATCTGTATCCACGGCCCCCATGTATCGTTAGCAGTCGTACCAGTACGATGGTACATTCCTCCGGTCGTTCCGCCGGATGCATATTCGTGGGTGACACCTCCGCTGTCATCATTCCAGCCCTTTAATCCATGTAATACGACAAAGAGTTCGGCGGGTAAGCCAATCGTTGAACCTGATTTAAATGAGTATGCGATGTTTTTACGATAGTCGCTCGGCTTTGTAGCAACCCCACGGGTATCTGGAATCAGTCTTGGAATGGCACCATCCACTGCTCCTTTCACCGCTTCACGAAGCGTGTTCAAATCCGCCTGCGTAGCTACACCTGCATCAATCTTCTCAAAAATCCCATTAATACTCTCCCGGGTTACGTTCTCATTTCCTAATGGAAGAGGCAATTTTAGTCGATCCGTTTCTTTTGGCATTACGCCCACACCTCCAGTTCATTCCACGTCAGGGACGCGGCGTCCAGTTCATCCCAGGTCATCTGTTTGTTGTCCAGATCGTCCCAGATCAGATAGCGATACTCATATTCCACGGCCATGTGGGCCGGTTTTAGTTCATCAATCGCCCGCTTCAAATCATCTATATTGGGCGGGATGCCCATCGTATCCACAAAGCTCACCGTAAAGCTCCACGCTTCCGGCTGAAAGGTTACATCCACTTTGCCCCCAGCGTACGCCTCAGCTACATTCGCAACCAGTCTGCCCGAAAACTTCCCTGCACCACGCAGCTTCGATTCCACCACGGCACGCCGTTGCTCCACTGGTTTGAGGCGATCCGTCTCAATACCAAGCTCCTGCTCCCAGAAATCCAAGCCCCACGTCGCCGTGCGGACAAAGAACTGATCCAATGTCTCATCAATTGCCTGATACAGCAGATCCATCTCGGTTCCTTTGGATTGCATATCGGCCTGCATAACGCGGGAAGTCTCATAATAGCTCGGCAAATACGAGAACAGCTCATTCCCCTTCGGGCTCGTGATTTTAGAATCCATAACACCGGGCACACTACTCATGTACATCCACCGTCCCCAACACCGCCACCTGACTCGCGGTCATCTCGATATTCTGGTCGCTTACACCGTTCACGGTCAGCTCCGAATAATCGATAATCGGCGGAATATCCAGCAGGATCGCGGCAATACGGGTGTAGCGCACAAGCGGATCGGCAAAAGCCAACTGCTTCAAATAAGCGGTCACCCCGCGCTCGATCAACGCACGTACATCTGCCAACGTTGCATCACTCGCAAGGGTCAGTTTCACCTGGATGGCCATCGGTACTTCCTCTGCCGGCATGACGGTTACCACCGGGCCAGCCGGGGCAACGCCTTCCCCCTGTCCATCCTGCGTTGGGTCCACGTATTTCTGCACAGACGCCACCAGATCGGTTCCCGCCGCACGTTTGTCCGTATCCAGCAAATACAATCCCACCGTGCCCGGCCCTTGCCATAACGGAATAACCCGCGTTGCACCAACACCTGGTACCTCACTGGCCCATTGCACATATTGCGATTTGTTGCCGCTTGTCCCCTGATTGCGGACTTTGGCATAAAAGCGTTCCAACAGCGCCGTATCTGCCTCGATATCCGCACCGCCTTTAATCACCTCAACGTTGGTGACAGAGGTAACGCCACTCACTGGTGTGGACAGCACGGTCACGGTGCCCGTAGGCACATTGCTTTCTTTTCCGGCAACGAGCGCCCGCACACCAACACTACCCAGACCCTCTTCTCCCAACTCCACACGACCAACGGTTTCATATTCGAGCGAAGCCTCGCCAGAGATTTCATCGGCCAAAGTAGCCACAACCGTTCCCGCAGGAATCACCTTGCCCGGCGTACCGGCAAATCTAACCGTACCTTGTGCCGCCACCGCAGCCCGCCGCGTAATGCCATGCTCTCCCACCCGCAGATCCAGCTCTTCCGAACGAAAATTCGGATCGCTGCTCGCCGCAGTACTCGCAAATCCCCGCCGAAGCAATTCCTGCGCCCACAAAGCCGCCTCAGACAGCATAAACGCGACCGGAGCCTCCGCATCCCACAGAAAAGAACCTTCCGACTTGTCCAGATCCGCGGGCAGACGATCCAGCATACGCTGCATAATCTGTTCCTCCGTCTGGTCCTCCAAATAACGCGGAATCTCAGCCATCCCGTCAGATCACCTCACTTTCCAAAATAAACATCTCTTCCTGCACACTCGCCACCCGGCACGAGAACATGCACTGCTCCCGATTCCAATCGTACGTAAATTGGTCTACCGAATCCGTGCGCGGATCAGCCAGCAGCGTCTCCGTAACCATCCGGGTAATCTCACTTTCCATCACGCCCCGGCTGTCACCCTGACCCACCAGATCCTCCAGCTCCGAACCGTAGTTCCGGGAGTAAATCACATGTCTGTACCGCGGCGTTTTCACTGCTTTGATGCACCATTGCACCCAGGCTTCATGCGCACCTGCCGCAGCGACTTTGCCACTTGGAGTCAGCACAAAATCCCCCGCATCGTAATCGAATCGCCAGCTCCGTCCAAATCGCACCTCTTCCGAGGCCGCCCCCGACAGATCTTCTTCATCTCCCCATACCAAACCCGTTTCCGGGAACAAACTAGGCATTCGCACTCACCACCTTACACAGCACCACAATGTCGTTACCGCCATTCACCCGCATCGCCAGCACACGATCTCCCGCTTTCAAGCCTTTACCAAGAGACCAGACAGCTTCTTCCACTTCCCCTTCTTGCAAAAGAAACCTTCCCGTGCCCGTCGTTCCGCCGTTTGCCACGTCAGATATACCGGAAATCGCGCCAGCAGCCTCGCGCTCCGGCAACCCAAGCGTGCCCGGCAGCTCGGCCACGAGATAGTCCTGCACTTCGTGCTTGAAATCATCCAGCTTCACGCCGGATGAAGTCATCGTACCCAGCACCGCGCCCATGCCGCTCACGGCCTGACGGGTATGCGTACTCATTGCACCCCGCATGACCTCGGCAAAATGCCCATACGGATCATCTTTATTCAAGGTAAACCCTCCTTTTCACCATCTCGACCGTGCCCAGTTCCAACGTCATTGTTCCAGGTCCAGCGGATAGATCTCGGCTAACCGACATGACGATCAGTTTCAGCCCTTTGAGCAGCACCGCGTCTCCGGCACGAATCGTATTTACATCTGGTGCAGATACGGTAAAGGTCTCCTGGATCCCCGTCAGAAGGCTTTTCGCCAGCTTCTTGGCGGCCGTCGCTGTTTTGACCTGATCGTCCTCGATCAGCTTTTGCAGCGTGCCCAGCTCGGCTACACCATCCTGCTCAATCGCGAGCACTTTGGAAGGAACCTCTTTGCCACTGCTGGACTCCGAGGCCGCCATCACTTTAACTTTGGTAACCGCGCCTTCGAGCGTACGCATTTGAGTCAGATCGATCAGCCGATCCAGCTCGTGCACCTTCGCATTACTGCCCACTTTAAAAAGCTGCAACCCGCCCGGCGTCATCCGCGGATGATACATATCCCCGCCAGACTTCACCGTTTCTTTCAGATCGGCAAACATCATCGAAAAAATCGTCTGCGACCGATACACCGCTTTGCTCAGCTTCGTTTTGGTATCCGGCAGCGCTGCGTATGGGATTTTCCATTCCTTGGCGTACGTTTTGAGACGTTGTGCGGCAGTCTGGTCTTTCGGCAGAAGGAACTCGTCCTCTGATTTTTCCAGATAAATCATCCGGTCGTAGACGGTCAGGGACAATCGCTTGGTGCCGCTGTTCGAGCTTTCCACTTCCCAGATGACCGCAGGGTGCAGCAAGTGAACCATTGATTTTTCTCCAAAAGGAATCCCGCTGATCCGCACCGCCATACCCGGTGATATCGCAGGTAGACCCGAAGACGTAGACACCGCCAGCCGGATGTTAGCTTGATACGCAATCTGGTCGAGTGAATCCTTCAGCGTAATCGTCTCCACCAACTTGGTGATGTCATATTTGTCGTCGACAATGACCTTGTAGGTCATGGCATCACCAGCTTTTGTCCTGGCTTGATCCGATTCGGATCGCTGCCGATGGTCTTCACATTGAGCTTGTAAATCTCGTTCCATTTGGAACTGCTGCCCAGCTCAAGCTTTGCTATTTTGGACAAGGAATCGCCAGATTTGACAGTGTAGGTCTTGCTGCTCGTTTTCAGATCCGTACGAGAACCCGACTTGCTCGCAGATGTTGCACCGCCAACCTTCTCCACTTTGGAATCCCGCCACGTGCGCAGCGTAATGTCAAAGTAAATATCCCCGCTCTCTCCGCCCCGAAAAGTCGTATTATGCGAGATCAGATATACCGGCACGTTCACCCCCGTGTTGGTGATGATGAAGCGCAGCGGCTTTTTCGATACCAGAAACGTATTCAGCATATTCATCGCTACACGTGGATCTGGAAAATCTTTTTCGTACATGCAATAGGACGCATCATATTCTTTTGGGAAAAAAGAAGAGAAGGTGATCTCCTTCACCTTCTCCCCCTGTGCAAAATCAAACTCGCCATGCTCGAGCATATTGATTGTCTCGTACCCTTTGGATCGAGAGATCGTTAGCTCTTCCGGTTTCACCGGAAATTGAAACTTCGTTTTCCCATCAATCAGGGTAAATTCCATTTTGATACCTTCCACGTTATCTTCAAATACAGTCATGACAGGCCTCCTTTCTGCTTAGGCCATAATGGTTTTTCGGTTTTCCATCGCACGACGGAACTCTCCGGAAATTCGCTGTCCAACTTGGAGTGAAAGTGCATCGTAGTCGATGGCATTCTCCCGGACAGTCACCTGCACAGCACCTTGTGGTACGTTGACGGAGATCTGGTTAGTCGTCTCGGTTTTAAAATCCTTGAGGTAACCGGACAGACTGCTCATCTGATCTTCTGAAATTTGTACGGTCATCGTGGACGATTTGCCCGTGGCATTCGCAGTTGTCTGCGCTCCGTTACCGAGTGCCATCGCCTGGGATTGCATCACGCTTGGCCCCATGAATGCCGCTGACGTCGACTGGCCGCCCATGCTGTTCATATAACCCATCGGACCTGTTGTAGTGAGTGCAGATGGAATATAGGCAGGTGGCGGCATCGGCGGGCCGGCGGGTACTGGAGTTGGTTCAGCAACCGTTGTTGCCTGAGCTATTGAGGCTGTGGACGGTGATGCAGCAGGAGTTTCTTCTTTGGAACCACCAAAGAAACTGGAGATACCACTGAAAAAATCTTTCGTTTTCTCCGTAATATTATTAACTCCCTTTAAAGCATAGGCAGTCATTTTCGTAACACCCTCCGCACTGCCATTAATCAATCCACCTACCTTATCGCCAACCCAGCCACCAGCTTTCTCGCCAAGCCAGCCACCTATTGCACCGCCTACCAGGGTTCCACCCACCGGAATTACACTGCCAAGGATGCTGCCAAGAGTAGTTCCTACTGCACTACCAGCAACAGAACCGACCGCACGCGCGCGTTCCTCTGGAGGGGCGCTTGCAAGATCATTAATATTGCTAAACATACGAATCGGTGCAAATAGCTTGCCTGCTCCCTTAGCTAACCCGCCACCCAGTTTACTCATTATTCCAGAGGCTCCACCACCTCCTGCTCCTCCACCACCAAACAGTCCTTTGACATCTCCCCACATTCCATCTATACCACCGATTAAATCGGAACCTGCGGTCGAGAAATCGTTCATAAAAGTAGCTCCGCGTTTCGTAACCCTAACCGCTTTCTTCCATTTATTACCCGGGGTAGATGGACTAGTTATTTCTCTCCACAGCTTTTTCCCACTACTTCTCGCGTCAAATCCCTTTTTTACTCCAGAAGAAATCGATTTGCCTCGATCAAACATGCCTTTCATCTTTTGTAAAAAGGATTTAGGCTTTTCTTCGCCTCCTGATGCCGCCCCAATATTGATGGAATCCAGCTTGTTACTCAACATAAGAATAGATTGCGTGTTTACACTCAAAGCATCAATTAATGGTTGTGAATTCACATTCAATGGCTGTGAATTCACATTAACGGACACACCTGAAATTTGGTGCTTGACTTTGAGCTGTACATTAGCTGTAGCATTCAGCATCTTAGATCGGATTTGCTTCATTTTTTTCAACAAGCCATTTAATGCTGGAGTAGCACTGTCAGTCAACCCAACCGTCGGCGTAATCCGCAGCCTGCTCAACCGAACAGCCGTACTATAGATGCTTTCCAGCCTGCGCCCGGTCGTTCTAAGCTCATTGTTTACCTTGATCAAACTCTGATAGCGAACTCTGCCCAGACGTTCGGTCGAACGCTGGATCTGATCCAGATACCGGATAGTCGTCCGCATTTCCGCATTGGATTTGGACAAACCCACAATCATTTCTGCCATTTCTTTCACCTCCTGCCCTTTCTAATTATCGATTCATTTGCGAGGTGATCGCTGCCATTTCCTCTTCCGAGAAAGCAATCAACAGCGAACGTTCCCCGCGTGGCAAAGACCAGAACTCTCCGGGCCGTAGATGATGACGCACCCACATGTGATACAGGAACGTGGTCATCCCGCCGGAGTGAATCAGTTTTTTAGGTCTTCAATCTCCACACCGAAGCCGGACAGCTCAAGCACCTTGTCGCCAACGGCATCCAGCTCACCCGCGAGCAGCATGCGACGAACTGCTTGTTCCCCACCGGACAGCTTCATGCGGCCTGTGATGCGATTGTCTCCCCAACCGGACAATTCGAGTCCGCGTACATTCATTTTTACCGTCGCTTCGGAAATCAGCAGCGCATTAAACGTTTCGGTATCCACCTTTTCCTCGCTGCGGCCTTTGACCGTTTTACGAATCGTACAGCGCTCGCGGATCTGATCCACTTTGGAGGACGTTAATCCACGCAGGGTAAGCAACAGATCCAAACGTTGAATACGTACATTCTCTTCCGGCAAACGCTCTGCTGCTTCAAACAACTGATCCAAAATTTGTTCTTCAGATAGATTGTCATTCATACTCATAGGGTGCGATCTCCTTCTCATTTCACAATTGGGTTAGTACATCTCCATATTTAGGGACAACAAAGAGACCGAGAATTTCTCGGCCTGCATATGTATCCCGCTTCTGTTAAATCTCGTTGCCCGTACGCCTGATCAGACAAGCTTCGTTACGAGTCTTTCCGAAGTCCGAAGTCATTCCATCCTTAGTTCGCAACAATAGGATTCAACAGATCAAATCCTTCAAACGTAAAACCTGTTTCCTCCGGCACTTCCTCACCCGCTGTCCAGTTGGCAAGCTGGATTTTATCCACCATGCAGCCTTTCAGCAGGACACTTTCATGTCCGTAAGACTCGGGGTCGTTCAGCTTCGAGATAATTTGAAACTTGGTGAAGCCGCGCTGAATCATATCCGAAGTGACTTTGTAACCCGTCATCGTACCTGTTCCTTTTTTCGCACCATTCTTGTGTACTTTCCAGTCGTTGCCGACCAGATTCAACTCACGCTTCTCGATTTCTACGCTGGCCTCCAGCTTATTAATATTCGTCTGCCACACACCATCAATATGCAGCTGACCATGGGTACCGAGAATTACTCTTGACGCATCCAACATGACAATTCCTCCTTGAGATTAGAAAATATCGAATATACCATCCGTTAAACGAATCGGCGTTTCTTTTAAAACACCCTATCCTTCTACACAAACCTTATTGCACGTAAAACGTTCCAAACAACTGCTCCATTACATCCGTCAGCTTCACATTCCATTGCAGGAATACCTGATCTGCCTCCGGCTTGAGAATTGGTGCAGCACCATAATACGCCGGGTCGAGAACGACATCGTATCCCTCAGCTTCAATGACATTGCTCTGTGCGAGCAGCGCCAGATAGGCCTTCATCGCACCGATCAGCGCTTGACGACCCTCTTCCGTATTGTTCACTTTGCCGATATACGTATCTTCAGCAGAGCGCTGCAAATCCGTATTAATCGCATCCATAACACGAATCGAACGGATTTTTTTCCAGGCATTATTCTGTCCTGCAGCAGGGGTTACAAGTGTATTCACTCCGCGAAGTGCCTTCACCTGACGTCCATCATGGAAGAAAATAAATACGCCGTTCTGTACCGCCTGCTCCTGTTCTGCACGCGTCCAGCGGCGCGTCACGTCATCGAACGGAGAAGGTGCATATGTTGTGGATTCATTCAGACGTTGTCCGGCAATCAGACCCGCGACATAAGCTGATGTTTCCGCCGAGCTATAGAACGCATCTCCCAATCGCACACCCGTACCGACATTAATTACGCCTTCGTGATTCAACGTAAGTGAACGTGCAGACGCCTTCTGTGCAGCTGTTGCGGAAGTATCATCCGCCGTGGTGCCGCCGAATACAGCCATCACTGGTTTACCCTCACTGCGCACACGTTTGACCCATGCTGCAAAGCTCGCCAGCAAAGGTGCATCCGCCGCATGATCCAGTGCCAACACGTCAAATTGCTCACCTTCCAGTGCGCCCTGCACAGCAATATATTCTGCATTCGTCAGACCATCGTTGCCACTTGCGCCACCTTTGAACGCCGCTCCTGCAACGGTTGCCACGACACCAGTACCCTCACCAATCGCCTGAGCGTTAATCCAAATGTTGCTTTCATCCGCATTGATCTCTTTCGCCAGCGACGCTGCCGAAATATCCGCAGTCAGCAGTGCATACAGCATCCGGTTGCCTTCAAACAGGCGAACCTCATGCTTCGTATTATCAATTACACCCGGCTGAATGGTGACGTAGAATCCGTTACCCCGGTCACCTGGATACTTGGCGTCCAGTTGCAGCACGGCAGCATCACTGCTGTCTTTCAGGGTTAGCGTGGCTGCTTTTGCTGTTGCTCCGGCCACGCGGTAAGCGAGCAGCTTTTTCGGCCCACCCAGCAGGGCGAGCTTCAAGGAAGTATAAGCTGTCCCGTTATCCAGGACATGTGCCGAGAAAATACGTTCAATTGCAGCTTCACTGCCGACTTCTACAAAAGTGCCCACCGGACCCCAGTTTGCCTTAATCGGCACAACAACCGTTCCGCGATTACCAGCCTGAATGGCTGAAGATGCCGCCGCCTGAAAATTCATATATAAGCCCGGAAGTACCGGACGATTCGTTTGCTCCCAAGTTCCGCCTGCCATTATCCCTTCACCTTCGCTTTCATAAATTGGTTGATACGTTCCTGTGCTTCTTCAATGGAAAACGTTTCTTGCGCTGCTTCGTACAGCGCACCGTACAGCACCTCTGCCTTAATGGCAAAGAGGGCTTCAGCATGATTCATCAGTTCCGCCCGCGAATACTGCGGTGCAGCCTGTTTGCTTTTTTTAACGGAGCTTGCCATGGCCATCTCACCTCATTGTTTGACTACTGAATTCGTGGAACCTGATCTTGCACTAACATTTTGACCTATGAATTTTTGTCCCTATGAACCTATAAATTTGAAGCTAAAGCTATGATATTAACTCTCTCATCTGGAACCCATCTATAGTTCCTCTCGACTAACGTTTACTCGATCCCCTTGCTATGGTGAATCTCGCGGATCAATGGTGCATCCGTTCCTGGACGGCGAATACGCTGCTGCAGCGTCAGACGAATCTGTCCGTTCAAGTAGGCGTCTGCCTGCAAGTCGGCAGAAACTTCATCCACCGTCACATATCGCGTATCGCCTGTATCCGTCAAAGCAATCCGGGTCTGCACAGCCAGTTGTTCAACCAGATGTGTGACCGTTTGACGGACATCTCCTACATTCGCAGCCAACACATGCCCAATCCATTGCTTCCGAATCTCCAACGCCGAAGTCCCCCCCGCTGTTGTACTGCATCCCGTCAATCGCCACAGTATGGACTTGGTCGCATAATCTCCAGGCCAAACATCCCCATATACGGACCATTCCTGTCCGAGCTGAGTTCGTGTCCAACCTTGAAGTGCAGCCATCCACGAATCTGTTGTTTCAGCCTGAGCGTGTTCCACCGCTTCCGGAACATACACCCCAAAGCGCAAGCTACGCGTAACCAGTCCAGAACTGGCGTCCACACGATCACAATCCGAAGAACCCAGGTAGATACAGGTAAATGCCCCGCCTTCTTCATCCTCCAGCCTGACCTGGTGCAGTCCTTCCATCAGCAATGAGGACCATGCCTCCACTTGTTCTGCGCCTCCATCTTCGGAGCGTGCATATGGAGAGATTTTGATGATCCTCCTATACCCCGCCCAAGCAGACTTCGGGACTTCTTCCGCAAAAGCAATTACGGCACACGGTCCAGTCAATACTTCTCCCGGCGCAGGTACATCCAGTACGCGGCCATTCCATGCCGGAACAAGAGCCGCAAGCTTCTGCTTCAACGTTCTCCTGATGACGTTACTCAATTGCCCTGTATTGGCTGTGTTGTTTAGCCCACTACTTATAGACACATTCATTTCGCCCCCTTCGGCTGCAAGTTTGCGTTCTGCTCCACACAGTGCAGCGACCATGTTGCAGTGATGAACTCCCCCTTAACCGATCTGTTATAGGAAAAAGGAACTCATCGCCAGTACGTCTCTGTACTTGCGGTTCTCCATCGAATTGGAAGCTGAACACCAATCACCGCATCAAAAAGACCGGCCCCTTGTGGCCGGTCTGTACATTAGCGTATGTGCTTTCGGTGTGTGTCCTTTGCTATTGATCCGATAATACAATCTTACACCCTTTCATCCCTAGCGCAGACGGTAGTTCGTACGACTTCGGTGCGATTAAGGGTGCATCTGGGGTGGAAAAAAGACGACTCAGTGCGTCTCATGCCGTCAACACCTTATTTCAGCGTAACCTTCGGATTCAACGTAATCTCAAACGCACGTCCCCAGATGAAATCGGGGTTCGCATATTCCAGCAGCGCGCTGCAATACTCCGCGTAGACTGCTTCGCCATTACAGATTTGTTTGATCGCCACATTACCTTGGGCAAAAGCAGGTTTTCCCGTCAGCGTCGCTGTATGGGTCTGCATCAGATCCCTGAGTAAATTCTGCAGATAAGCGTAATCCTCTTCAGAGTTAAACAGTGACATATTCTGATCCGCTAGGGTTGTCACATTGGTATACAGCGCATGCGCTCTGGAATACGTACGGATGTCTGCAATCGCTACAGCTTTATAGTAGTAATCTTTCAGGAAGCGTTTGAACAACAATGACCCCTGGGCATTCATGGCATCTCGCAACGTGTGGGCATGTGTTTCAGTTGTAATCAAAGCATAACGGGATTGCCCCATGCCCACAGCCATACCGATTTTGTTCCCCGGCGTATTCCATGCACTGTAACCCAGAACCCGACCCGTATACGGACTGCTCAGGAGTGCTTCGGCTACATCGACGTTGGCCGGACCTTTTCCTACAAAATCAATCAACACCGAAGGAAGGCCCTTCTCACTATTACTCGTCAATTGCGCCACAGCCGCCTGCACCTGATCCAACGCCGTAATGGCAATAATCTCAATGTCCACCGGTTTTTTACCCGGTTTACCTGGATGACGGTTCGTCATGCGATCCAGCTCAGACGCCATGTCAAACGAAGCCGCTTCATCGGCAGATGTAGCATTCGTCAATTCATTTCCATTTTCCACATCGGAAGTTGTATCCGTTGCCACATCAGGCTCTGGATAAGCGGAATCCGCTACAACCACACCACCTACAATATCCACATGGCGCACCACATTTTTGTGCAGATCCATATATTCGTAGGCATTGATAATCGTTGAACCATGAGGGCCGAAATATTTTACCGCATAACGTGTCTTCGCCCCACCGCGAAGCAATTGATTCGCCATGCGTGCCACTAGAGCGTGACCTAGACCGTCAGCATCCGGGAGAATAATCGCCCGATCCGGATTTTGTCCATCTGTCCCACCAAGCCATTCATTAATTCGTGCTTCCACATAATTGATCTCATTAATCTGAACGCCTTGTGTATTCGCATCGTCGACTCCTACGGCGAGGAAGTCAATATATCCTTTGCGAGCAAGCTGATCCAGAATGTACAGATTTGTTTTGAATTTATGTTGTCTGGTGTTGTAGTACTTTTCTTTATTAAAATATGTCGTTTCCCCATATTCCGTAGACTCTGGAGAAAGGTTATACCCGTTCACAATATCCTCGAATGCTGTAAAGGACTGCCGCGGCTGCTGCATCAGAGCACGAGATTCGTTGTATGCATCCAATGCGAGACCATCTGCAAATGAAGTGGTAGCGAGTCGCATAATGGTATCCATCACATACACCGGTTTGCGCGGGTATTTCTTTTTAATGGCTTTAATCACATCGAGCAAACGGGTTGCGTCCTGATCATAGTTCGGATATGCGCCACCCTCATCTTCACGAAGCTGACGACTGCCGATCAGACCACCATATGCTAGCATATCCGAAGAGATGATGAAGCCATCAACTTTGGCGGCATTTTTCAAAATGAAATCATGAATGTTGGACGGTTTCCCATACGTAGGCGTAGACGTTCCTAGCAATGTGGTGCCATCGACCGTTTTCTCGGAATCCAGACGATTTTGAATGTCACCCAGGTGCGGTGTAATGATATGGATACCGGCTGCTTTTCCTTGTACAACGACGTCATCCAGATTCGCTGGACGATCATCCAGTGGAACATACAATACTGTTTTCAT